AAATCGCCGCGTCGCGTTTGGTCACGCCTTGGGACACCGATTGTTGAATTGACAAAATACCTTGAACACCCCCAAAGGTTCCTTTTAGATTCGCTTGGGCCTCGGCGCGTTGACGGGCCAATTCGGTGTCAACCGTTCCCGCGTCTGCGGAATCCGCGTTTATATCAATCACGGTTTTTGGAATATAGGTCGAAAGTATTGGGGCCAATTTGGCGTCCAACTCGGCAAAGATCACCGACAACGGTTGTTCCAAAAACTCGGTTCCATTATCTGCGACCATGGCGGTCAATGTTTTGTAAGCGAATAACGATTTCAATAAATCCTCTTTTCGAATTGTTCCCGACGCCAATAACATTTGTTTGTCTTTGGTGTTCAAATGATAAATTGGGTCAAATGAAACCAATATTTCAACCAACCTTGAAACCGTCTTGTTTCCCGAAAAACGTTTCCGCGCCAAATCTTTGGTTGATTCAACCAAAAAAGCAATCGGGGCGTTTTTGTCGGTCAACTTATTCAATTCCTCAATCAAATCGTCCTCGGTTTTCATGGAAAACGAAATCGGTTTGACAATTATCGGATCCATTGGGTTGACAACGTTTCGGTATTGCTCAATAAATACCAACGATTTGAAAATGATTTCGTCGAATAAATTGTTTGAAATCTTGGTTAACTGTGAAAACGAATCTTCGCGGTCAATTTGTTTAGCCGTTCCGCTTTGCGCTTCGTCGATTGTGTTCAAATGCAACGATTCCTCGGCTTTTCTTAATAACGTTTCCCACGCTTCGCCCGAATATTTAATAATGTCAACGGGCGGTGAAATGAATCGGATCATTGGTTCACTTGAACCCGTATCCGTTCCCAATGCAGCGTTCCCCTTTTCTCGAAGAAAAACCCCGAATGGTGAACGTGAAATGATTCGTCCCGATCCTTTACATTTTGAACATGTTTCATGTTCTTCATGTTCGGAATTGTAAACAACACCGTCGCGGCAACCCTTCGCGTCACATGTTTCGGCAACCTCCTCACGATAAGGAAACGCCGACGTTGTCATGACCGCCGTCCAATCGGAATATTGGCGGATCGCTTCGTTTGCAAATGGAACGAAAGCGGAAAAATATGAATCGAAAAAATTGTCGTCGGTCAAATCACCGCCCAAAATAACGGCGGGACATTGGCCAATGTTATGTTCGTACACGATCACCGTGTTAAATTTTTTGTCAATGGCGTTTCCAAATTGTTCATGGCGGAAAAACGCCGTGTCGGTCAATGTATAATAAACCAGGCCATGTTCAACCATTTTTCCGTTTTCGCGAATCATGGAATATTCGTCGTTTGACCTCCATGTGATTAAATTGTGGTTCAAAACTTTAATGTCGTTGGACATGATTAAAATCGGTTCAACGTCAACTTTAATTGTTGGATCGGTTAATCCAGGACCCACGGGAATCCAAACCAAATAACCGTTAGGATCTTCAATCATACGTCGAACAACGAACTTTTGAATGTATGAATAAAAGAATTGACCGTCGAATTTGTGTTCCGACAAATACGTGTTCAATTCGTCCGACACCTGGATTGAAAAATTTGCGTTTTGAAAAATGCGAAACAACTTATCAATCGCGCGATTCATTGAACCCTTGGTGATTGGTTCGTAAATTGACAAACGATATTTTTGAACGTCGGGATCCTCATTCGGACGACGCGCCGTCAATATGTTTTCGGGGTTTTTGCCACGGGTGTGAACAAACATTGTTCGACGAACGTCGTTCCAATCTTCGTATTTCTTTGGTCGGTATTTTTCGTCCGCCAATAACGCGGTGATTTGCTCGATTTCAATCATAAACATGTAAGGGATTTAGAACATTCGCAATGTTCGAAAGTTAACGAAACCCACCAACGGGTTCCAATTTCATTATTTTTTGTGATTTCGCCGTCAATGTTGAAATCAACACCGTCGATTGTTATGTTTGTACCCGCGACAATCGTGGCCAATATTTTTGTGAACCTCTGCGGCAATGCGAACGAATTCATTAGCCAATTCTCACATATTTCCGAACCCGTCGTTTTGCGTGACGTTTCAATGATCGATTTGGAAATGTTGAAATTGGTTTGTTCAAATGAACATGGGATCCGAATTTGATTTGAATAATTGAACGCAATTCCGCCAAAAACGTCGGACCAATTATTCCCGTAATATAGGCCGAAACAATCCGTTGACGGATAATCGGATTCAATCAACACCGATTGTTTTTTGTCGCTGCAAACCTCCAATTTGAACGGTTCCGAACAAAAACATTGTGGTTTGGTTTCCCGATCACCTCCGAAACAAAATTCAAAATAAAAACATGTGTCCCAACCTTGGGCGATTAAATACTCGGTGATTGCGTACAAATCAAATTCGATTTGTTGGATTGGTGTCGTTGTGATAATTCCTCCGACCTGGGTTGTTTGGAATTCACCGACAAATTGATTCACAACAAATTTATTGAACAATCCGTCGGGAATGGGGAACGCCACGTCGTCACAACATGTTTTTATTTGAAAACTTGCGGAACCAACAAACGACGTGTCATTTGTAAACCAACCGCCATTCGGTCTAAAAATTTGTTGAAATTGGAATGTGTATGTGTCGCCAACTTGAAATGGGATCCAAAACGCGGAATCGTTGCCGCACAAATTACAGTTCCATGATTCGGTGCAATCGCACAAAATCAACCCGTTGTTGACAATCATGTCCGAACAAAACGTATTTGATCCACAAAATATTTGAATCGTTCCGCACAACAAACGTGTGTTTGGATCGGGACAATCAAATTCGTCGGTCAAATCACAATAAACCTCCGACGGGTTATTTGGATTTATGTATGAATCAAACAATTCGGCCATGGTTTCAAATTTACGGTGTTTTTTTTATCGACATGCGGTTTTTCGTTTTTTTAATACACGGGGGGAATTGAAATCAATCCGCACAATTCCCACGATCCGTTGGTCAATGTTGTAAGGTCCAAATATGCGGCCGCCTGGCCACTTAAAAAATCGGGATCAATTGACAACACGTTGATCATTTGCGGAAAACTGAATGGTGAATTGTTGTATTCGGATTCGGTTAACTGCGAAACACCGCCGCCCAATGGATTCATGAAGAAAATGAAATCACCGTTTTGATTTGCCGTATAAATCACGCGGATTTCGTCCCAATCGGACGGACAAATTGGTCCACTAATTGTTTCCCATGATCCGTTGAACCCTTGGACAATCATTTCGGTTAAAATACTTGAATACCCCGAATTGTCAGTTTCATTTTGTATTGGTCGGATTACGAACGCGTTGATTTGGTTGACAATATACGGTTGACCAAATAAAGCGGATAAATCAAAACGGAATCGGTATTCCAAATAAATTTCTTCGCCACGCCAATCGTTAGTGATCCCCAATGTCGAAACGTATGTGGACCCCAATGGACCCGCCGACGTTCGGTTCATATATGTGGCCGTGTTTGCCAACATTATCGACGGCCCGTCAAATGCGGTTGATTCCCAACGAACGCGCGTTTCGAAATTTATATCAATAAACGTTGACCCAATGTCCGCCACAATCATGTCACCTAAATTTTGCCAATTGCCTGGGAACCCAATCACGCGATTGGATTGGTGGGTTTGCCAAATGAAAAATGTCGTTTGACCAACGGTTGGAAAATCTTGAACTCTGCGATAAACGTTCAACGTGATATTATTCATGTATTCACGGTAATCGGGAATGGACGCGCCCCATGCGGACAAACAATCTTTGAAATTTCCCGCCGCCAATTGTAAAAAATGGTTGATCCGTTCCTTTGCTACGGGTTGAACACAATTTGTGTCGTTTTGTTGAAAATATTGTTTGAAATTTTGTTTGTTTATTTTAATACCACACCCGTCACATTCCAAATCGGGGACCTGGGTGACTTGGATCGGTTTCGAAATAAACGTGTTGACCGTTTGCGAATCCGCGGCGTAAACAATTGCCGCAATTCGATAAACACCCGACGGGTTGACGCCAATTCCGACGTGTGCGGATATTTGATAAACCCCTCCGCCCAATGAAATTGTGTCCGACGGTGATTCCAAATCGTTGTCCAATACTGAAATCCCGCCAACGTTTGGAATTTCCGCGCGACTTGAACCGTAATTGGTCAAAAAATCCACCGAATTGGTTGTTTGGGTTTCGTCAAATAACTGAAAAATCACCCCGTTCAATCCACCCGAATAAGCGGGTGGAATCGTGATTTGAAAATAAACTTTGGTTGTTTGAACTGTTGAAAAATTTGGAACGTTTGATCCATTGCGTTCAAAATTAAACGAATGATCCGTGAACTCCGACGGGCCACCATACAAACCCGAATTATACCAACGCGACGCCCAATTGATTGTTTGGATTTCCGCACATTCAAAAGGTTGGCCGTCCACCGTTGTGTTTGGATCAACCAAATAAAACAATGAACATAATTTTTTTGGCATTTTGTAAACCGTCGGAAACACGTTCGCCAATAAAGAATTTCCAACGGGCGGATTGATTGCGCTCACGTCGGTCCGCCTCCATTTAGGATTGTTCGGAACCAAATTCGCCGTGGTCCAATTGTCCAAATCTTGCATTTGAAAAAATGTGAATCGGATCACAAATTGTTGGGTGTCCATTGGTTCAAATGTCACGTCGAAATTTTTCGCCGCCATGAAATTGGAACCCGTCCCAATCAACGCCATGGCCGTTTGTGTTCCAACCCCCATTGTGGAATTGTTGTAATTCAAAAACCAACCAACGGGCGGTGGACCGTCAACGATTCCCGATCCGTATTTCGTCCCGAAATCACACCAAAACGACCACAACCATGGGTTGAACCAAATTTGTAGGCCGTTGGTCAATCCATTCAAATATGTAAATGTGAATTGAACTGTTTTTTGTTCACACACGGCGGAATTTTGAAACAATCGGGTTGTCGCGCATAACTCTTTAACCGTTCTTAATAAACCATTTTCGGTTTCAACGCTCACGTCGTCACAACACAAACACGAACAATCTTGTTCCGAAATTCCCGTGACGTCCAATGTTGTATTCACCCCATTACATTCAACAGTCACTCGGATTGAACATTCCAAAATTTCTTCAACCATTTGCGGCGTCCATTCGATTGGAACGGCTTGGGTCACACCTGGCGCAATGTTTACGGGATTCGTTGGCGTGTGCAAATCGAAACCACCCTCGGAACATGCGGCAAAATCAATAATAAAATCCATGGGTCCAATCGTTGGATTGGTCACGTTCAAATTGGCGGTCCCCGTTGTTCCAAAAATCACCGATCCAAAATCCAATGGATTGGGTGAAACGTATGGCAACATTGTATGGGAAACCGCGAAATTAAACGCGTTGGTTTCAATTCCATGTTCTGCGGTTGTGAAACCAATTGTCAAAATACCAACGTCGGTTTTTGCCGTTCCCGTGTGACAAATGTCCATGACAATTTCAAATGTTCCTCCGACGGCAATAATAATTGGTAAATTTCCTTCATACGGGGTAACCCCATTGATTGAAATTCCCGTCACGGAATAAAGCGCACCAACGTTAAAAGACAAATCGGTGTTGGTCAATGTCAACGGTTGGTTGTGTACGTTTTCAACAGTACACGTCAATGTTTGACAACATTTTATCCAAACGTTATTCGCGGTTGGTAATGGATTCAAACATGATCCGATTGAAAATTTATTTGGCATATTTTACAAATTTAGACAATTCCCGACAACGTGGCCACGCGTGTCACAAAATTCAATTTAACCTCCGTAATTTGGCCATAAACCACGGATCCATTTTTTGGCAATCTAACTGTTTTGGCCCAATCAAAATTGGCCAAATCCTCACATGAAAATTCAAACGCGAAATCGAAATTGAATTGTGTCGCGGTCGGTTGCCTTGGATCGTCAATGTAGTGAAACAATGTGTACAAATTATTCGCGTTGTTTTCCTTGAACCAAAACGGATAATTGTATCGGGCGTTTGTTGGAATGGTCGTCCCATTGACAACAACGGATCCACCCGTGAATGAATCTGAATAATTACCTTTTACGGCGGCGTTTTGCATGTTGTCGCCGTCCCAAATCAATAATTTGTAATTGAACGCGGTGTCGTCGTTCATTAACATGGCGTCCGAATAATCGGACAACGCGCCACCGAAAAATGAATTCACAATCCCACCCGCCCAATTTTCGAAATATTCGTAAAAATTTTGACGGATTCCGTCCTCCCTGGTTCGAACGGGTGACAACGGCAACGAAACCGTGTATTGTCCCGACTGTGACGGGTTGAATGGGACATTGAAATCAATAATGTCATTGAATCGTGGGGCGGCTTCATTCCCCAAATATTCTTGGGCGTCGGGTTGATATTCGAAGCGGCCAAACGCCCAACGTTCGCGATCAATCCATGAATAACAAATTTTGTTTTCTGCGATCATGTTGTTGTTCAACAAATCAATCGCGTCAATCCATGGTGTTGTTCCTTGAAAAAAATCTTTTCGTTCGAACACTAAATTGTTCCCAATGATCCGCCAATCCGCGTTGAATGTTGGTTTCAAAATGTTGTCCAAAAACGACGACAATGTTTCCACGGGCAAATTTTCCGAAATCAACATGAAATTGGTTTCGTCTTTTTTGAATCCTCTGCGGACTTGCGCCGACAACAATACGGTGTTCCAATATGGCGACGCGGGATCGTTCAAAATGGACGACTGAAATGTCAATCCACATTTTCCACAAACATTTTTGACGTAATCGCGAACCAATGCGGACGGGTGATACCAACCGCATGGGATCACCCATTCAGCAATTTCGGCGTTTATATCTGCAATCAAATCGAACGCACCCCATGGGGAAAAATTCGATTCATTGCAATCGCTTTGTGAACAATCCGTTCCTGGGATCGCGCAAACAATCGAACACAAAAGATAAATAACGGCCAACAATGGGGTGAAAATAATGGCCAACGGATATAAAATAAGATCAACAATTAGGGCCAACAAAAACGCCACCCATAAAATAACAATTTGAATAAATGCGGGGCGGTGGTCAATGCAATATCGAACCGCGGGTCGATTTTGGTTCAAAAACCCGTTCCAATTGTCCCACAAAATGGTTGATTGAACGCAATTAAATTCGGGCGTTTTTTCGATCATGTTGGCCGAAATGGAACAATCGGGTTCACACCAATCAATGGCGTCGCCTTTAATCACCCCAACGAATTGAGCCGTCCCACAACAGTCGTCCCACACTTCAACGGGGATTTCATTGGCAAATCCATTCGGGTCGTCAATCAATGCGGTTTTCAAAATTTGATACCCGTCGTCGTAAAATGTCAATTCAGACGAATAAGATTTGGCCGTTTGACCATTGGCGTCGGCGCGTCGCAATGTGACCTCGAATGTGGCGGTCCCGTCAATGCGTCCCGTAATCCACACCCCGTTCAATTTTATTTTGATTGACGTGTTCATTTGGCTTTGTTTCGAATTCGTTGTTCTTTATACTGCAATTTTGAAACGATTCCGTTGATCCCGCGTTCGTCAATTGATAATGTCAAACCCTTTTGTTGACGAATTGCCATTTCAATACGTTCCAATTTTGAATCCATGGATTTGTTGTTTATCGCAATAACACGATCATTCAATCCCTTGGCCAACATTGGATCACGACCCGCGTGGATCGCCTCCAATAATGGACGCCATTGGCGCGTTTTTTCTTTGGTCATGACAAATTCCCCACGGTGAACAACACCCGCGGCTTCATATTTACCACCGTCGCCCGTGTAACCCCCCTCGGCAAATGATCCCGCGGCGGCCCTGGCTTGGGCACGGGCGGCAACCAATCCAGCGGCCAATGCGATTAATGTCGCGGCAATGGTGAATGGTGCGGCGGCCCCACCCTCGGCGGCGGCTTTTGAAATTGCCACGGCGGAATTGGCAACCAATTCAATGGCGGCCAATCCTTGTTGTGCGCGGACGAATTTCGCCTTTTGTTCGTTCAACTTTTGTAAACGGGTTTCTTCGATTTGTAACAACTCGGCGTTTCCCTTTTCTGCAATGGTTGCGGCGGCGTCCACACGCTTTTGTTGTGCTGAAATGGCCGCGTCGGTTTGGCGAATTTGTGCGTCAATCACCGCGTTGGCCAAATCCAATGTCGCCTTCAAAACGTCCTCGATTCCCTGGGTGATCGCTTGTTTGCGTTTTTCCGTTTCCTCTTTTGTTTTGTCGGTTTCGTCCTCCAATAATTTGATTGACCGATCGTGAAAATCGTTTTTGGTTTTTAATATTTCCAAATCCGCTTGTTTTTCGATCAACGTTCGTTCCTCCAATGTCAATTCAGTATTTTTCAATTCCGCGTCCCGATCCGCTTCAATGGCTTTAATTCTCACGCCTTGTTCGTTGGTCAATGAATCTTGAATCAATTTCAAATTATCATTCAACTGTTGACGGATTCGGTTTTGTTCCTCGGTTCCACGGGCGTCGGCCAAATCTTTAATCAATTTCGACCTTTGCCCCTCCAATGTTTGGGTGTTTTGTTCCACCAATGTCAATTGGCGTTCCAATTCAACCGCTGCAATTTGGTCCAATGTCGCCAACCTCTTTTTTTCCGCGTCCTCTTTAATCTTTGAAATTGCGTTTTCGGTTTCTGCGGCTAAAATTTCCAATCCGTTTTTTCTTAATTGGCCAAATTGTAACGCGATCGCGGTCGTGAATGTTCCCTCCGCTTTTGAATCCTCAATCCTTTGGGCGATCTCTTGTTCAAAAATTTCACGTTGTTTTTGCCCTATTTTTTGCGCTTGGTCCACCGCTTGTTCGACATTTTTCGGATCCGCCAACAATGCGGGTTGGAATTTCAATTCGAGGACTTGTTTATCGATTTCGCGTTGTAACGAAAATTTCAATTTGTCCTGGGCCTCTTTTAATTTTTCGGCGGTTTTGGCGGACGATTCACTTGTAAATGTTCGCGTCGTTCCTTTTGCGTTTGCGCCGACAATATACGCGGCGTCAACGGCGGCGATTCCGCGTGTCGTGGCTTCGTATTGATCTAAAAAAAATTGGTAACTCGAAACCGCGGATCCCGTTTCCTCCTCAATCTTTGCCAATGCGTCGGTTTCACTTTGGGATAATTGTAAAAACGGATTATCAACATTTGATATTGACGTTGTAATGTTGTTCAAATTATTCAACGCCCCCGCCGCTTGTTTTTCGGCTTCGCTTAATCCGTATGGATTATCCGCCAATTCTTTGGTGGCCTTTTTATTTCCCGAAATTAACCCGTCAACCAATTTTTTGTTTTCAGCGGATAAACCCGCATAGATTTTTTTAGCGGATTCCGATCCCGCGCCTAACGACTTGGCCAAACCCGCGTATGAATTTTCCAAAAACTGTTGTGCGCGAATTTGTTTAGCGATCAAATCGGTGATCACCTGGGTTTTTGCCTCTGCGGCCGCTTTGTTTCGTATTTGAGTAATCAAATTTTGATACGCAATGTCCAATTGTTCAACAAATTCCTTTTCGTTTTTCAAATTGGTCAATGTCGTCCCATACTTCGAATTGATTTCATTGATCAACTGCGAACGTTCCGCCGTTCCCGCGTTGGTATTGCGTAACGCGTTAAATAAACCGTCCAATTCAACTTGTTCGTCGGCGATTTTTTTGTTCATGATTTCCGTAAAATCCGCGACCGCTTGTTGTTCCAACGACAATTGTTGTGTGGCCGCGGCCGCGTCCTCCGCCCCAAAAATCAAATCGGGAAATAATGCCAACAATGTAGTCACCGCACCAATCACCAATCCGATCGGATTCGCTTTCATTGCCCCATTCAACGCCGCTTGGGCCGCCGTTGCGCCACGCGTTACCACCGCTTGGGCCGACGTGGCCCCCGTCAATACGTTCGTGGCCGTTGCCGCCGCCCGTGTGAAAAACGCCTTGGCTTTGGTGATTGCCAATCCTAATTGTTCACGGATCAACAACAACTTGAAACGGGCTTCATAAAGTATTTCGGCTTGTAATGCGGCTTTTCTTTGGCCAACATAAAACGCCACAACACCCGCCAACAACAATAATGTTCTGCGGTTTTCTTCGACAAACGCGGGGATTGCTCTCAATCCGTCAATCACGTCAAACGCAACGCCCACCAACGATTCGAAAACGGGCAATAAACCCTGGCCAATGGATCGTTTTAACTCGGTAAAATTCCCCTCCAATGTGGACAAACGACCCGTGGTTGATTGCGACAACTTATCGGTCAAACCAAAAAACCGTCCACCCTCGGACGTTAATGATTGGAATCCCTTTTCGAGATTGGCGAATGAAATTTTTCCTTCGGATCCTAATTTTTTGACCTCCTTTTCGGACACGCCCAATTGTTTGGCGAATTCACCAATGATTGGGACACCCGCCTCCGTCAATTGGTTAATGTCCTCGGCGAATAATGTCCCTTGAACACGCGCCTTTCCATAAATAACCGCTAATTCATTAAAATCTTTGCCCGTTGCCGACGATACGTCACCAATCCGTCCCAATGTCGTGGTCAATTGGTCCACGGGTTCACCGAACGCCAACAACGCTTTCCCCGCCTGGTTAACTTGTTCGGGGGTGAACGGTGTCTTAATGGAAAATTCCTCCAATTCCTTGAATGTTTTCTTGGCTTTGTCCGCGGAACCCAAAAACGTTTCCAATGAAATTTGAACGTTCTCATAATCCGCAACCGCCTGGATTGCTCCCTTACCGAAATCGATTGCAGCGGCTGCGACTGAAATACCACCAAACGCGGCGGCGGCTCCCGCCAATGTTTTCTTCAATCCCGAAACTGCGGATTCCGTTTGTTTGGTTGCGGTTCCAACGTTGGTTATTCCCGTTTTGATTGCGTCCAATTCGCGACGCATTTGTGACGTGTCGGCTTGTAACTTGAACAATATATTTTTAACCTCTGCCATGGTTTGGTGTTTTATTTATTTTTTTCCATTGCTTCATTCCGTTCGTCCACGATCTTGAAAAATGTTGAAATCGTTTGATAATATTCGTCAATTGACAACGATTCCAACGCTTTCATTTCGGTCACTCGGTTTTCACAAATTATTTGATTAACATATTGGATTTCGTCAATATATCGCCCGATTTCAATCGTTGCAAAATTTGACGAAACCGTTCGTTTGCGGGGACGTTCGCTCTCAAATATTCGTGAATATCGTTGTCGGACATTTCGGAATATTTGGTTGTGTGTACGAACGCCCTTTGGATAAAAAAATCGGACGCCTCCGAATTGGATTTGATCCGTTCAATTTTTATTTGTTTCCAAACGTCCGAAAATTCGGTTTCATCCTCCCCTTTTATTACGAAATAACACGCGGCCAATTCGATCATGGTTTGTTCTTCGCCAATAAATTCCAAACGGAATTCCATTTCAGCCAACAAATGGAACATTTCGACAATGTTTCCACCATTGGCGGATTTCTTCATGGCCTCGATAATTGTACTCAATTGGTCTTTGGTCATGTTCATTTCGACGAACCTGGTTGCAACCTCTGCGGAAATTGCGCGTTTCGCGGGAATGGTCATTGGGTTGTGATATTCGAACCATTCGGTCCCGTCGGCCTCGGTAAATACTTTTTTCAATGGGATTTTGGATCCCGTCACATGTTGTTGGGATTGTTCAACATGCGGTTGTTGTCGTTTGAACCATTTCATTTTGTTGTTCTTTGGGTTTGCTTATTTAATTTCCCCAAAAATACGTCAAAAATCATTTCATAAAACGAATGAAATCGTTGTGGAATGTCCACAGATAATAACGAAAACAATCCAACAAATGGGTCAACGAGGCGTCGCGGCCTTTGTCAATGTCCCCATTGGCCGTTGTTTCGACGTTCTGCAAATCATGAATAAGAAATTGACAACTCGAATCAATAATTAAATTGGGGTGTTTTTCCAACATTGAATTGAGCAATACCCGCGAATTCTTAATTGACGGGTTCACGCTTGGAACTTTGAACGCGGATTTGGGGATCCCCAATTCGTCGCGAATAATCATGTAATAATTCAACGCGCCCTTGGTCATGGCGGAACGGTTGGCCCCCGACGCGTCACCCGTGATAATAAAAAATTTGTCCCCAAACGCCACACGAATCGTTTCGCACAATTGGAAAATGTCCGAATTCCTCAATCTGAATTCCCGAATGATTCGGATTTTATCGTTGTATGATTGCCCCGCAATACACGTAATCGGATCGACGTTGAAATCGAACGACAAAATGATTGGTTCCTTTGGGTTGATTTCCACGTTTGGTTTGACTGTCTTGAACTTGTTGAACGCATAAGCGAACGGGCGGTCCACGTCAATCACGTCCCAATCCCCATTGACGAACACCGCGCGGGTCATTTCGTCCAAATTTTCCATGGCGGCCAAATACTCGGTCGGTAATGTTGGATTGTCAATCATTAACGCGCGTTTGTAGAAATAAGACGTTGGCAATGTTCCCGCCATTGCGGGTTCATGGAATTCGGTTTTGGTCCACGTCTGCGACGGATTGCATGTCAATAAAATTAAACGGGGCGGTTGGTTTGGTATAATGTGACGGCCAACCCTCAATTTGCATTTTTCAAAGGTCTTTTTTTGAACTTCCTGGGCTTCCTCAATTAAGAAAAAATTCGTTTCCAATCCGTCAAATCGCGTCAAATCTTTGTCCATGTTGTAATTTTCGGGGAAAAACTCCAGGGTTGAACCATTTACGAACGTGACAATGTGGTCCGTTTGGTGATAAGAGCGGATAAATGACTTCGGGCATAACTTGAAAAACGTTGGAATGGTGGTCCGCTTTAACGACGGCAACGATTCGCGTATCACGTGTGACTTGGAATTGGGGAAAATCTTGGCCAACAATATCAATGTGGCCAATGACACATAAGATTTCCCGCCACCCGCCGCGCCGCCATACAACAATGATTCATAACCTCCGCCGAAAACGGCCTCCATGAATTCTAATTGTTTGGGGTGCGGTTCAAATTTGACCATGGATCAATGGGGCCAAAATTTAGATTCGGTAATTTGGGAACAAATAATGGCACGTCTGCGGTTCGAAAAAAACTTTTGAACCTTTGTCCATTCGTCACGTAAGCAAATCAATTCTTTTTTTAACCCCTGGGTTTCAATGTCGTGATACACTTGGGACAATTTGCGATTGATCCATTTTTCCGCTGCATTAACGGAACCCGTGTCGTCGATTAATGACTGAATAATCATTTGCATTTCGGATTCGGATACGGTTGCCAAAACGGGTTGTTTGGTTGTTGTCATGTATTAAAACAATGTCAATTGTGGTTGAATACTTATTTGTTTTTGCGGTAATGGAATTTCACCGATTGCCATTAAAACACCGTCAAAACGACCATTATAATTTGACGTCTGCATTGCCTTGACCAATTCGAACTTGGCAAGGTCAACGGCTTGTTTTTGGTTTTCGCTGACGTCTTGGTCACTCCAATTAATGGGGGCGCAAATGGTGACGTTTGAACCGTGAATTGTATATGAATGTTTCCAACCGTGTTTGTTTTTCGCCACCTGGTATGAAACCAAAATGTTGTCGGCTTTGAAAAACATTCCGTCGGCATTGGTGCAATCGCCTTTGTCGTCCCAAATGAATTTACTCATGTTGTTATTGTTGTTTTGCAAGGGATAAAGGAATCGAACCTTTGTCCTTTGGTTTGCTGCTTTCGCCAACCAACGCGCTACCATTGCGCCAATCCCCTATTTTCTAATTCAAATCGATTCGCGAATCTAATTCACGGAACACGTCGAACCAAAAATGAATGTCATTCGCGTCGAATAGGTCGTCCATTGATTCCCCGCCCTTGAATGTGAACCCTTGTTCCAATTCGTTAATTTTCTTTCGGGCATGTTTCAACGCGCCATTCAAACCATTGTGTTGTTCGATTAGGTCGGCAATGTATTCGTCAAATTGTTCGTTTGTCATACTATGCAAATTTGATTGTTTGGTTTCCAATCTTAAATGTTTGTTCCTCGGTTATTATGTCAATCACGGTGTTGTCGTTCCAATTCACGGGGTCGGTGTTTTTCAGCGCGAAAATAACCGCGGTGGCATTCGGTCCAATGAATCGGTTTTTTTTCTTTACTCGGCGACCCGATAATTGTCCCGTCTTGGAATACAGTTCCTCCGTTTCGGATTCCTCAATCCAATATCCCGTAATTAATCGGGTCAATCCGTCTAACGCCTTTTCGCGAATCCCCTCTTTTCCGATTTTCCCGTGGGTTCCCTTGGCTTTTTTGTAACGGTCGGAAATGTCGGAATCCAGGTTCGCCCAATTCCAAAACGTTCGAACGGTGATTCCGTTTTCGCCACAACACGATTCAATCGTGACGTCGCCCGATTCATACATTTCGCAAATCTTTTCGGCCTTGGCCCGACGTTCAATTGTCGGATCCTGGGTCGGCTTCGATTTGGCTTTCACCGATTTCGGGTTCGGTAACCCCGTTTTTTTCTTTGTCATTTGGCGCGAAATTTTGACCATGGCCAACATGGTCCGTCGTTGTTGTTGTTTCTTCGTTTGCCGTAACATAGTTCAAAAACGCCATGCGGTCGGGTTTGATCGCGTGGGATTTATCGCGTGACCAATGGTCACAAAATGCAATCCAAACGGCGTTGTGTCGTTTGGTAATTAAATTATCTTTCAATTCGGGACGTGGTAAATCATTCCCAACATATCGGGTAAATGAATTGACCACCGTCCAAAATTCGGTGTGTATTTTTGTATGTTCTCGCGCTGCAACGCGTCGAATTGAACGATTCATAATTTCAAATTTACAACAAATTGTTTGATAATGGATCCAACATGTCAATCATTGCCATGGCGTTCAATCGTGCCGTTTCAACACCTTTCAACTTCAATTGAAATTCCTCCAATGAAATTTTATCGTTCAATGCCATGTCCTCCAGGATTGCGTCAAACAATTGATTTATGTATTGTCGTATCGGTTCGAACATATCAAAATTCGAATGTGGTTTGAACGGGTTGGTTTGAAATCTTCATGATTTCGATTTGACGCTCTGCAACTTCACGAATCGAACGAATGGCGTTTTCGCGTGACCTTAATGAATTAACCCAATCTTGAATTTCTTCGATTGAATCCGCCACGAAATACCCTTTGGACGTTGCAATTAATCCCACAACTAAATTGTTCAATCGAATGTATTGAATCATTTTTCGCACCCTGGATTCCTTGAACTCAATACCAAAATGGTTCTTCAATCCTTCGATAATTATTTCAGCGGTCACAATGTGTTGTTTGCCTTTTTTGGTGTTGAATCTTTGGACGATTATGGCCGCGTATTTTTGTTCGTCTGCGGATAATTCGACGGTATGTTCTTCAAAGTTTTTGATCATTTTGTTGTTGTTTTTGGATCAATAAATTTTTTTTGTTTTCGTATTTCGCAATCATGCGATCAATGGATTGACGTTGTTGGGTCAACATTTGGATTTGACGGTCGCACCATGCCACACCGTCGTCAAAATTTTTGTTTATTCTCATTTTGACATTGAATCAATTGTTGACGACAACCCGTC